AGTATTTGTTTGGCGCAGCTTCAGAAAACGACTCTTGAAACTGTGTCGCATTATGAAGTCTAAATTTTTCTGTTATGATTGCTGTCATTGTTCGATTCCTCTAATCTGTATTAGTATTTATACATCATTACCAACTATGCCTTAGTTATCCTCAAATTATAAGTCGTAATAGTTGCTGCTGATCCGTTAGGAAATTCTTGTGAACGATAGTCATCACCTACCTGTCTTGTTTGATAGTTACCAGAACCGTTCAATCTCGTATCAACCATAGCAGTACCTCTTGTATTACCACCAGATGTTGCCAGTGAATATACAATTTGGTAACCATCACCTGATTCAGAAGCAGTTTCGCGTATCCATTCTAAAAATAATCCTTCTATTACAGCCTCCGTTGTCTGCGCGGTTAGTGTCTGACCGCTATCTGCAATAATCAGTGGGGTGGCCAAACTTCCAAATCCGTCACTCCCCTGATTTCTTCTGTGAAGAAAATAATTTGTAACCGTTGTTGGTTGATCCAATGTCTCTGGAATACCACTAGCCGCATATGCACTTGTATCTGCGCGGGTATCAGTAAATATTGCGTCCGTAGAAATATTAGTATAACCAGTTGCAGCTGTTGCAGAAGTCGTAACAGTAAAAGTTCCAGCAGTCGTATCTGACTCAGATGCGGCAATTAACTTATCAATTGCAGGGTGTAAAAATGTATCCTTAATATCAGCAAGTGACATTGCAATAATTGATTTACTGCTTGAATCAAAATACACGGGCCAAGTCGTTCCCGTATCTGATGTTGGAGAAACACTTGCATAAGTCTGAGCAACGCGATCATATGTTACAGTAACAGTGGCAGGTTCAGCGGTTGTACCTTCTGCAACAAATGCAGATGCATTAGTAGACGCAGCACCAGCTTGTAATCTCGTATCAGACATTGCCTGCAAGTTTTGTGCTGAACCAGTATCAACTGTTAGAGTGACAGACGGACTACCACCATACAAATAACATATATGATCTACCCATGCCGTAACTTCAGCAGTGGACATTTCTTGTAGCGTGTTGGCATCAACGTATTTTAGTGGTGCTCGAACTGTCATTTACCATCTCCCATTATGCACCAGCTGTGTGGAATGTTGCCAGAGTTGTACCACCTGAGTTTTTTATTAGTAGAGTAGATAGAGTTTTCATTTCAGCAGAACCTACGGAATCGTTTGCCATTTTTGCCTGTGTAACTGCGTCATCAGCAATATTAGCAGTCTGTACCCAAACACCAGTGAGAGTTCCACCAGCAGCACTTGTTGCAAGTTTGACAACATTATTATGGTAAAGATCAACTGCGCCATCTTGAACAAATTTAAGACCAATTTCATCAGTTGCTGCGTTTGATATGTAAACAGTGCTACCAGCGACATAGAGATCGCCAGTACCACTATCCATAAGATAACTATGACTACCAGTATGTTTTATTTCTAGATCAGAACTAGCACCCATTAATATCCTAGCACTATCAGGGAAAAGAATGTCATCAGTACCAGTAGGAACTGTAAATACTGTGGCGTCAGCATCGTTCTTTAAAGTTATATCTGATGTGCTGCCTTGTCCTGTTAGGATTAAACCCTCGGCCGATGTGTAACCAATTGCAGCATTATCACCCGCCGCAGTGTCACCAGCTGGTTCTACTGTTCCTGTTGCTGTCACATTACCTGTTACATCTAAACCAGAACTGTCGATATCGACTCGTTTGGTTCCACCAGTGGTGACGTTGACTGTATCAGCAGCACCAAAGTAAATACCTGTATTTGTGTCGCCCGTGTTTGTAATAGATGGTGCTGATACGCTACCGTCTGCGAATGATGCAACACCAGTAATCGATGGGCCCGCGAGAGTAACAACAGAGGCGGTTGCACTAATACCAGAAGTCAGTGCAGAACCCGTACCCAACAGAGTATAGATTTCAACAAAGTTATCATTTACTTTGTCACCACCGATACGAAGAGTATCACCTGTACCGTCGCCTTCGGTAGTTCCTAATCCTATTGATTGATATGCCATTAACCTTGTCCCCTTCTATCGTAATAACCATTTGTGTTCATCGATACGGTGGAGTCAAAGTCCTGACGTATAGCAATCTGACTACTCGTATTCGTAAGAACAATGTGTGTACCACCAGCAAATGTACCGTTGTTATTAGAGGAATTTTCACCGGCATTATTAGCATTTTGGTTAGTTGGAGTAGCATCCGTTACGTCTGGATGTGTAAGTGTGACACGGACTCCAGAATTACTACTAGCAACTTGACCAACCAAACCAAGAATTGCTCTAGTCTGAACCCCTAGAGGGGTTGATACTGCTTGTGTAACTCTTGATGTTCCAATAGCTGTAGCATTGATATTTACAATCTGTGCCTTAAAGATAAATTCATCTCCATCTTGAATAAAGTTTAAAATATTTGACGAACCATCTGTCAGAACTGCTCCAATACGTCTAAATGCAGAAGCACTATTATTTGCAACTAGATTTGCAGCAGTTACACTCGTATCAAAACCAATATCAACACTACCACTAACAACAATTGCATGAACGTGATACCATGTGTTAGTTGCAATACTAACACCTGATGCCAAACCACCATTACCCGACCCTGATGCCCAAGTTGCATCAATCCTTTTAGTCATCGCACTGGCCAATACGATATCAACGGCATTTGCATTATCTCTTACTTCGCCTACTGCAACAGTAATATCATGAGCGGTATCAGTTGCGTTTGATAATCCCATACCCGATAGATAACCTCTAGGTAATCCAGCATCAATATAAGTGGCAATTCTTGATGCAGCAACTTTTCTATTTGTACCGCCAGCGCCATCGTCAATGATGAACAAGTCTGCATCAGCAATCGCAGCACCAATATCTGTTGCACCATCGATGTCTAGGTCTGCAAGTGGAATGGAACCATCAGGAAATACTGGAGCTTGAGAGAATGTCACAACACCATTGGATGCAATTGCCATAGAATCTGTATCACCAACAGAACCGATATTACCATCATTAGGAATAACGATGTTGCCACCTGTGGTCATCGTTCCACTAACATCAAGATTAGCATTTACGTCCACAAGAGTTGCATTCAGTTCAATCTCATCGGTTGCGTTAATATCTAGAACCGTTGCACTAGGTGCGTTGATAAATTGACTTGCATCATTAAACTGAAGTGCCATAGTGCTGTTAAGCAATAGTCCAGTGTCAGCAACATGAGTTAAAGTCACATCATCATCTGCACCAAACTTTAACACTGCGGCGTCATGTTGTAGTTCCAAATCTGCTTGAAGAGTAACATCACCACTAACATCTAAAGTTCCATTTAAATCAACTGCTGTAGCATTTAATTCAATTTCATCAGTGGCATTAATATCTAGAACCGTAGCACTAGGTGCATTGATAAACTGTGATGCATCATTAAACTGAAGTGCCATAGTACTATTAAGTAAAAGACCAGTATCAGCAACGTGTGTCAACGTAACATCTTGATCATTACCAAACTGAACTGTAGAACCATCTGCAAGAAAAATATCAGAAAACTCTTTCGTTGCACTACCAATGGTCGCACCATCAGCTGATGCTGGTAAAATACTTGTGGTTATCTGTGGACTTGTTAGTGATTTATTTGTAAGGGTCTGAGTTGCAGTATTAAGTGTTACCGTATCAGAAGTTAAAGAACTACCGTCACCAACTAGAGTATAAATCTCAGTGAAGTTAGCATTTATTTTTGCACCTGTTGCTCTTAAAGAATCACCTGTACCATCATTCGCTGATCCGCCGAGTCCTATTACTGATTTTGACATAGATTTCTTCCTTTATTCTATTTATATCTTTTATATATCAAAAGTTTCGCCACCATCAAAAGTTAAACTATTAGATGCAAAAGTTAAATCTGTTGAGAATGGTGGATTTAATACAGATTGGATATACAAATCAGTTTCAGTTCCATCCTCAAGAATGATTTGATCATTCTCATCTGCCGCAGTATTGAACACTATGAAATCATAATCGTCTTCAGCAGTTAATTTACCAGTTTGATTAACAAATATATCGGATGGTGTATTGAACGGATCAAGTATGGTGTTACCAGATACACCAAATGGAGGCATACCAGTGTTTAATGAATCTTCTAGTGCAATAAACGTCCTTTCAAGTTGTATTTTTTGGCCAACACCAAATCCAGTAGAGTCTTCCAACAGAAGATCATCACCAAATGTTGTTGCAACAGTTGTTCCATCTTCCAGTTTAAATGTTCCAATCTCTTGGCCCTCAAGTATGATGGTGTCATCAATAAGACCATCATTCTCATTTGGAAAGAATACCAAAGAATCTCTACTAAAGTTATTACTAGAATATCCTAGAGATGTGTAAGTGGTGCTAGTTACACTCTGATTTAGATTAAAATCTACCGCGGCTTCTAATAAAATATGATCGCCTAAATCTGTTCCGTCACCAGCAGTTTGAGTAAGTAACAAACGACTACCTCTTTGAGCACTTCCAACTTCCAGTTCAATACCATCGCCTGTAATACCCTCAACAGTTTTTGTTGCAAGGAATTCAAGACCATTGGGTGTTGCAACATTAACGCTTGCAGTTACCTTGGTTGTAATATTCTGTCGTAAGAATACATCTACATTTAAGTCAGCATTTCCATCATAAACAAAAGCTTCACCTTCTGTTTCATCCAGAAGATTATCAACCACACTTGTGTCTTCTCCAAGTATGAAAGAGATACCATCACGCAAGTCATCTTCAAGACCAATTGAATCACCATCTTCTGTAAGAATATCTGATCCGGCATCGTCCTGAGATTGTTCGAGATGACCATCTTCCGTTCCATCAAGAACAAGATTATTTGATATTACCTCTGCACGTTCTGAAACAATACGATCTAAATCTTCTGTGAGCAATATACCAAACTCACCAGCGTCAGTTCCATATTCAACAACAATTGATTCAAAGTCTGGGTATGCAAACAATTCATCTTCATATCGCAATAAGAAGGTATCTGTAATTATGCCGATACCAAACAACCCTATGCCATCCATAGTGATGATATCAGAGTCCATGTTATCAACATTGCTGTCCATTCTTGGAGCACCAGTATCTACAACAGAGTTATTTTGTTCAAGAATAAATTTATCACCGTCGCGCTGAATGATAGAAGTCTCTAGTAGAATCTCATCCTCTTCTTCAATCTGAACACCAAGACGCCGTTGAATAGTTTCATCAAACAGAGTTGTAAACGTAGATGCAAGAATAGCACTATAGGTGTTAATATCGTAATCATTTCTGTCAAGACTAGCGCCCGTTGTTGTTATGGCCATAGACACAGAACTTGTCTGAATAACTTTAGAGAATACATTAAATCCAGCTGGATGAACTGCTTTCTTCAATTCATTTAGATACGAATTACCACTGGCATTTGTTTGTATCTCATAAGAAAACTGTTGATAATAAAAAGAGTCTTGAATTCTGACAAGTTCTTCACCTATCAGACTTTCAATACCACTAAAGGAACCTGTCTTCTCAATAGTTGTTCCTAACTCAAAAGATGCTTTAGCAACATCAACATCAATTATTGTTGCAGACGCAGTTGCGGTAGATATTGTAGTTGAAGTGCTTAGATAATCTGCTCCGGCATCCTCAAACAATATCTTTTCTGTCTCATGAAATCCTGAAGAGTTTGTTCCATCCAACACCAGATTAACAAATGGTTCAACTTCTTGTAATAGTTCATTGTTAACATCAACCCCAGACCCAGTTCCAACTTCCATGACAATAAGATTACTAGGATCATCTGTTCCATTTGCGTCTGTCGCATTGAAGAGAATTTTTTCACCAACATCAACATCGGCCGCACTAGCATCAAGAACCAAATCTTCCTCATAAACCAAGTCTGCATCAAGTACAACAAAGTCCCCAACATTTATTTTAGTTGTATCGGGAGAAGAAGTCTCTTGCACAAATTTAATTTGACGGGTATCGTATTCAAACGGAAGTTCATTCTCTTCATCCTCAGAAACAATATAGTCATAGTCCTCTGTTATTACAACACCGGCATCTCCTGTACCACTTTCTATATCAAAGAAAGACCCCCTAGTTTCGGCAAACTCCATAACTAGTTCGCCAAATCCATCCTCCAGAAGAATGAAATCCGTTCGTGCAGCAATTGCATCTATTAAAATTCTGTCTCCGTCAGCATCAACAAGATTTTCTCCATATACAAGGTCAGCATCAGAAATAAGATTAACATCTACATAAGACTGATCGACTAGAGAATCTTCTAGACGCACACCCTCAGTGGGTGTGTTTCCATTTTGTTCACCCTCTATCGCAATCGTATCTTCAAGAGAAACAGACAGTACTTGAGTTGACTGATCAAATGATCTTACCGTGCCTGTGCCGGGATTAGTTAATACATCACCTGTCGCGAAGGTTCCTGATATATCTTTAATCAGAAAGTTTGCACGAAGTTCAGTTGTGGGTGCTTCACTATAATTAAATCCGGCATTTGTTACATTAACAGATTCTATTCGTCCAATATCTTGAGTTGTTGCAAAGACCTTGGCATTTGCACCATACTGACTTATTACTGTCGCAGTCGGTAACAATGAATAACCTTGACCACCTTTATTCACAGTAACCTTGGTAATGTCACCAGAACCAGACTCTAACATAAACCCTTCATTGTCATAACGATTTGTGTCTACACTTGTTTGGTTAACCGCAAATTCAGATTGCAAACGATCACCAAGAACAGCCTCTGTGTTTATACCATCGGTGTAACTTGCAACATTACCAGACTCACTATATAACTGATCTGCAAGATGATTGAAGTTGCCACCATAAAGAGTATAGGTAGTGCTGACATATGACGCCTGTGCAGCGGCGGTGGATGCAGTAGGTGAATAAAAGGTGATGCCGGGATATTCTAGGAACTCATATTCTCTCACTGCTGTTGGTGTAGTCTCAAATACCAGAGTTTCATTGTCCAGAAGTGTCTGTGCGCTGGACAGTGTAATTGAACTCTGACTTATAACCGATATAACCGTAACAGTTTCATTAATACCAATACTGGTTCCTCTTACAGTCATTCCCGCTATAATAGTACCACCAGCATTTCCGTCCAGCGCCACTGTTGTAGATGCAAAGGTCGCACCATTTACCAACGCCGACGATTTTGTGATAGTAGATTGTGTTGCAGCATAATTTGTTAAATATATTGGATAGTAATAACTTGATGTATTTGAGTATGTCCTATCAATACCAAACACTGCATAGGGTTCCTCACCTACAGTAGTGCCTTCTTCCAACTGAAAGTTAAATAATTCTATAAATTGATTTGTACCATCTTCTTGTAGAATAATATCACTATCTGTTTCATCAACAATGTTACCATGAATAGTAGTAACTCGTGCTTCTGCTTCTTTAACAAAACCAACCTCATTGCCATTGTCTGTGAATACTACAAGGTCGCCTATTTCATAACCAGTACCAGCATCATCAACCAAAACACCAGAAACCGAGCCCGTCTGAATGTCTCCAACAGTTGCAGAAACATCACCACTACCAATCAAAATAGATGCGTCCAAATCAATCGCGTCACCAGATTGATACAGTGTTCCATCATTTGTAATAGATACTGTAGTGTTTATCTGCCTAACAATAAAGTTAAAACGAACATCTTGTACAGAGGACGTTGCATAGATAGTCTCATCAACTTGAAACGATCCTACCACATTTGAAATCTGAACTTCAATATAAGATATACCACCGGCGGCTGTAAAAACTGTAATGTCTTCAACAAGAGCAGTTGCATTCGAGTCCTGTCCTGTAATAGATTGTCCAATAATTTCACTAGGAACAGATGAACCAACTGTCGAACAACGAAGAACTGTTGGTTTGTCCCAATCAGCATCAGAGGTTCTTAACATATATTGGTTGGGGTAGAACACTTCTGCATTCTCATCCAGAAGAATTTTCATAAAGAGTTTTGCACCCTCTCTCGTACCCTTCCGGCGATACAGCTCGCGAATATGTTTTTCTAAATTTCTCTTATCAATCCCCGTAGCAAGATTTGACGGAATACCCTCCATGAAGGATTTACGAAACTCTTCAAGAAAGTCATAGATAGTATTATCGATGTCAGCATAAGCCAACAGTTGTTGAATATTCTGTACGGGATTTGCACGATACTGCGATACTGTTCCAGACGCACCAGAGGTTGCACCAGTTATAGTCTCACCAGTTTCGAACAACTGTTGGGAAGATATAAACAGTCTTGGGTTTTCATTACCAAGGTCTTCTACAAGAACAGTTGCCGTTGCATTGGATGTACCGCCCCTGATTGTCTCACCTTCAGCAAACTTACCTGTTGAACCAGAACCAATTTCTGTAACAACAAGAGTTCCATCTTCACTAAGAAGATTGGTAGATGTCTCAATCTCTAATAGAATGTTGTCGATGTTAACATCAACTCTAAGTTCACCAGCTTCAAGAAACTGATAATAGTGTTTTAGAAATCTAGAAAACTTCGGATGGTCCTCAGCAATGAAGTCGGGTAATTGACCATCAATCTGAGTGCTGAGTTTGTTTTCTAGAGTTGGGGTCCAAGACATGTCAAAAGGAGGCATGATTAATAACTCGACGTTGATGCGATACTAGGGGTTGTAGTAAATGTAGAACTACCACCTCCGCTATTAACTGCAATAGTATCTTGATTACCACTAATTGTTGTGTTAAGTGTATCAATCTCAAGTATCTGATTTCTTTTACCTACAATATCAGTAGACGATGGAATAGCAGTAAATCTAATCGCAGATGATATGTTACCATCTACATTAGATACTGTAGTTATAAAAACAGGACTTACTGAAATCAAACCAGTTGCATAATCAACAGTTCCAGCTGCAGATGAAAAATATGTTCTCACTCCACTCACCAAATAGTAAATGCGAAGATTACCTACGCCGTCGTCATCAAAGAACATCTCATTTGTATTGCCAGAGACGAAGAACCCCGTCGATGCAATGACACCGCCAGATGCAGAATTGTGGCCGGAGTGTGGATTATACAATGCATTTCCAAATTGAACCGTAAATGAATATGAACCAGCAGTATTTGGTGTGTAAAGAGAACCCAAAGACACGGTGGTAATATTACTAAGTATCGACGGGTCTGCATCATCAACCAAACCTGTAAACTGAGAGTGACGGAACACTGAACTGAAAACTTTTAGATTGTCATTATTAAACGAGGTCACAGTATTACTAACTAAGGACTCAATTGTTTCCTTTGTACTAGATGTTGCATTAGTATCATACTTGAAATTAACATTGAGAATTAGATTAAGTGTTTCTGGGTCAACAACCACAGGAGTAATAGATGCAACAGTAAACGGTGCCAAGTCAGTAACCAACTGAGCCTTCTGAACTTCATTCAAATTTAATCCTGTCGTTGACTTAACACTAATGAATACTTTACCATACTCTGCAATGTCTGACACACCAGAAACATCATTGAACGAACCATCCTCACCACCCCAGACAGAAACCGCTTGAGTGTTTGCAAACAACTGTTTAACATATGTCTTATAATCTTCTGTTGTAACACATCGACCCTGTGATGCATAATCCAGAGGTGCGTTGTACTTGATAGATTCAATACTCTCTGGTTCTGATCCACCAGCAGAATTTGAGACAGTGACAACATTAACACTATTGACTGTATCGATTGCAGTAGAAGAGGTAAACGTACTTGCACCGTTAGCTGCACCCTTATTGGTCACAACATATTGCATAATAATTATGTTACCATCTTCTATCGCAGAACCCAAAATACCGTCACCAAAATAAATTTCATATTGACCATCCTCAACTTCTTGAATAAAATATACATTCGATGTAGAGGTTAGTCCAGAAATATCTGTTGCTTGAGTAAAGGTTGTCTGTATGGTATCCGTTGCAGAGTTTTGAACTATAACCGAAAGGGTTGTTGTATCTGCACGATCATCATTGATTAGAAACCTCTGTTCAACATTCTGAGTGTCAGCAACGTATCGACTTGAAACATAACTTCCCTCATAAATTCTAATATCATCAAAGACAATGTTTGAACCACTGTTAGATGAAGTTACATTAGATATGGTTACAAACTGATAAGATTCATCTCCAACACTAGCACTGAACACTGTTCCTGCTGGCATAGTTGCACTTGCATTCGTTGTGTTAAGAAAAATGTCAACAACCGCATTAGATGCTGTTGCAGAACGAGTAGTGTATCCCAAGGTCTTTGCATGAGAAACAACACTTGACCTCAATTGAGAAGAGTCAAGGAACATCTCGTTTGCAAGCATGTTCGCATTGAAACCAAGATAGTGTGTATTATACGCAAGAACATCCAGAAGGGCAGATAGACCAGAGCCTTCGAAGTCATAGTCCTTGAACTCTGTCTGATTTCGCATGAAAAGTTTTAGGTTATCCTTAACCTCATCAAAATCAAATTCTGTTACACTGAGTCGTTGTCTGTTTGCTGCCATTATCGTAATCTCTCTAATAGAACTTCCATGTTCACAAGCTCTGTGGGTGCGTTGACAACATAAAACTCAATTGTAACATTATATGCATTGTTATCAAGATTGGGTATAGCTCTAACTCCAACGAGTCTAGCCCTTGGTTCAAAGTTTTCAATCACCTCTTCTATCTTCATGGTAAGAACATATGCGGTGATAGGAGTCATGGGCTCAAATAGAATGTCTCTCACACCAGAACCAATTTCGGGATGAAAAGGTTTTTCATAGAAGTTTGTTAGAACAAGATTTCTGACAGATCGTTTGACTGCTACAAAATCTGTCACCCTGTTGATATCATTTGTTCCCGTCTTAGGTCCAAAAAACAAATCTATATCGGAATACAGTTGAGCAGCGCGTTCTTGTCCCTGATATGTACCGTCAGTATATGCGTCTTTAGCGCTCATGAGCATTCCTCTTTATTATTATTT